CTCAGATGAAATGGAAGAATGCACCGATGCTTATGCGGAATTTGTCATGGAGCAATACGAAGAAGCAAAAAAGTCCTGCAAAGATCCGGTGATTCTCATTGAGCAGAAACTTGATTTTTCCTGTTATGTGCCGGAGGGATTTGGAACAGGGGACTGCATCATCATTTCCGATGACAAGCTTCATATCATTGATTTCAAATATGGACAAGGCATATTTGTCGAAGCGGAACACAACCCTTAGATGATGCTATATGCACTTGGAACATTAGAAATCTACGATGCCCTTTACGATATCAAAGAAGTTTCTATGACTATCTTTTAGCCAAGAAGGGAAAATGTCAGTACATGGACTATTCCGATTGAGGAACTGAAAGTTTGGGCAGAGGAAGAACTGAAGCCGAAGGCACAGATGGCCTACGATGGCGATGGTGAGTATCTTCCAGGAGAATGGTGTACCTTCTGCAAGGTATCAGTAAAATGCAGAGCAAGAGCAGAGGAAAAAATGAAGTTGGCAAGACTGGAATTTAAGATGCCGCCACTTCTGACAGATGCGGAGATTGAAGAAGTACTGGATGTTTTGCCAGATCTGACCAAGTGGGCAAATGAAATCACAGCTTATGCAACGGAGGCTGCCATTCATCATGGAAAAGAGTGGAATGGATTTAAAGTAGTTGAAGGCCGTTCCAATCGCAAGTACCGTGATGAACTTCTGGTTGCAGAAGCAGCAAGGGAACATGGTTACACAGATATTTACCGTCAAACGTTAATTCCTATGACAGAGATGCAGAAACTGATGGGAAAATCTGCTTTTGAGGAAATTCTCGGTGACCTCATTTATAAACCACCGGGCAAGCCGATACTGGTACCAAATACAGACAAGCGTCCGGCTATGAACGTAACAAACGCAGAAAACGAATTTGATAAAATTATGGAGGATTAGTATTATGGCAAACATGAACAGAACAAAAGTTATCACCGGTATCAACACAAAACTTTCTTATTTCCACGGTTGGGAGCCTGTTTCCATCAATGGGGGAGCTGAAAAGTATTCTGTATCTGTACTTATTCCAAAGGACGATACAGAAACCGTAAATGCAGTCAATAAAGCAATCGATGCTGCGATTGAGGAAGGGTGTTGCAAAATTCGGCGGTAAGAAGCCTAATAAGGCTGCAATCAAGCTTCCACTTCGCGATGGTGATATCGAGCGTGACGATGAGGCTTACAAAGGACATTACTTCATCAATGCGAACAGCACAACAGCACCGCAGATTGTCGATCGTGCAGTAAAACCTATCTTGGACAGAAGTGAAGTATATTCCGGATGCTATGCAAGAGTATCTCTTAACTTCTATGCATTTAACTCAAATGGAAATAAGGGGATTGCCTGCGGTCTTGGAAATATTCAGAAGATTAGAGATGGTGAGTCTCTCGGTGGCAAGACCACTGCAGCAGATGACTTCGGAGCAGTAGTGGATGACGATTTCTTAGCATAGGGAGGGCGAGACAATGACAGAAGTGCAGAACTTTATGCTTGTGGTATGTTTTGGATGCACGATAGGCTTCTTGATTGGAACATTTAGCATCATGGTATCAGACGGGATTCATTATCTGAAAAAGAGAATGCGTATGAAGAAAGAGCAGAAAGAACAGAATAACGAATAAATGTTATGGGCGGTATGGAGGATTACTATATCGCCCAATTTTTTTGTTGGAGGGAAATTATTTTGTTGAATTTAGAAATTGATATTGAAACATTTTCATCTGTAAATCTTGCCAAGGCTGGTGTTTACCGTTATGCAGAATCACCGGATTTTGAAGTTCTCTTGTTTGGGTATAGTGTGGACGGAGGAGAAGTAAAAGTAGGCGATCTTGTAAAAGGAGAGAAAATACCAGAAGAAGTAATGAGTGCGCTGGAAGATGAAGCTGTTACGAAATGGGCATTTAATGCTCAGTTTGAACGTATCTGTATTTCTAGAATGTTAGGCTACGAAGCAGGAACATACCTTGTACCGGCGTCCTGGAAATGTTCTATG